CGTCTGAACAGGCCAGCGAGAACGGTCGAAAGGGCGGCATAGCTTCTGGCGAGGCGCGGCGGGCAAAGAAGAACATGAAGCAGATGGCAAAGATGCTCATGGAGATGCCTGTCGTCGGCGAGACCAACAAGCAGAACCTCAAGAACTTTGGAGTTCAGTCGGAAGACCAGAACTACAACACTGCCATCGTTGTCCGGCTCATGCAGAAGGCGTTGCTCGAAGGCGACACTGGAGCCATCAGGCTTCTCGGAGAATTGACTGGAGACTTCGGCGGAGCCGTCGGAGCTGGCGATGATACGGTATTCGAGGTCGAATATCCTCCCATCTGCATCCCCGACAATGGCCGCGACAAGCGTACCGAAAAAACGCTCTCGCCACAGGCCGGACCGCAGACCGCGTTCATGGCCTCGAAAGCAGACATCGTGATATACGGTGGAGCCGCCGGTGGTGGTAAAACCTATGCGCTTCTGCTGGAGGGGCTACGGAACCGCAATGTGAAAGGCTGGGGCGGCGTTATCTTCCGCCACAACTACAACCAGATTACGGCTGAGGGCGGCCTGTGGGACGCAAGCCATAAAATCTATGACCTCGTTCCAGATGCCGTCCCCGGCAAGACCCCGAAACTGCACTGGACATTCGGCGGGGGAGGGAGACTGAACTTCGCCCACATCAGTTGCGACGATGACCTTAGCAGTTGGCAGGGTACAGAAATCTGTTACCTTGGCTTTGACGAGCTGACCCATTTCACCCGCAAGCAGTTCCTGTATATGCTGTCCCGAAACCGTACCACCTGCGGCATCCGGCCCTATGTCCGTGCCACCTGCAACCCTGATGCTGATAGCTGGGTGGCCGACTTCATCTCTTGGTGGATTGACCAAGAGACCGGCTACCCGATTCCTGAGCGCAGCGGCCTCGTGCGGTATATGTGTGTCCTCAACGACACCATCTACTTCGCAGATACCGCTGAAAAACTGGCCGAGGAGCATGACATTCCCATCGAGCAGTGCAAGAGCGTCACGTTCATCGCTTCTCGCCTTCAGGACAACAAGGTGCTGATGGAGAGTGACCCCGGATACATCGCCAACCTGAATGCGTTGCTTGAGGTCGAACGGGAGCGTCTGCTCAACGGCAACTGGAAGATCAAGCCCGCCGCCGGTATGTTCTTCAAGCGCAGTCAGGTCACGCTTCTTGATGAGCTGCCCAATGATGTCATCACATGGGCGCGTGGCTGGGACTTGGCCGCCACCTCTGAGGACGAGAACGGCGACCCGGCATACACTGCCAGCGTCCTTATCGGCAAGCGGCGCAATGGCCGGTACATTGTCGCCAACGTCACGAACCAACGCCTGTCTGCGGACGATGTGCGCACTCACATCAAGCAGACAGCCCAAATTGACAAGAAGAAGTATAAGCGGGTCGTCGAACGACTGCCCAAAGACCCCGGCCAAGCAGGTAAGGCGCAGGCTCAGTCCTTCGTCAAAATGCTGGCCGGTTTTGTCGTTAAGACCATCGCCGAGTCCGGCAGCAAGGAAACACGCGCCGAGCCGTTTGCAGCCCAGTGGCAGCACGGCAATGTGGATGTCCTGCTGGCCGACTGGAATGAGATGTACTTCACCGAGCTTGAATCGTTCCCTGAGTCCAAGTTCAAGGATATGGTCGATGCAAGCTCCTCTGCCTTTGCAGAGATCGAAAACGGCTACTCCGTCAGCCGCCCGGCAAGCACTGGGCTGTCGAAGGATAGCTACTGGAACAAGTAACGAATAGATAGGAGGTGAGCGGCTATGAGCAATGATTCAAAGGAAATCGGTCGCGTCGGACAGCGCAGGTACGGCGGAATCTTCTACGAGGAATTTCTTTCCGAGCTGAGAGGCCGAAAGGGAGCAGAAGTTTTCACCGAGATGTCGAACAACGATGAGACCATCGGAGCCATTCTGTTCGCCATCGAGATGCTTGTGCGTCAGGCGAGCTGGAATGTCGAGCCCGGTGGAAGCACGGCAAAGGACCGGGAGGCCGCAGAGTTCGTCAAGAGCTGCATGGACGATATGCAGCAGACATGGATTGACACCATATCCGAGATCCTGTCCTTCCTGACCTACGGCTGGAGCTTCCACGAAATCGTGTATAAGCGCAGAATGGGCCGCACCAAGGACAACCGAACGTCCAGCAAGTATGACGATGGGCTGATTGGCTGGATGAAACTCCCCATCCGCTCTCAGGAGACCCTGTACCAGTGGGAGTATGACGATCAGGACAACCTTATCGGGATGACGCAGATGCCACCTCCCGATTTTGGCCTTATCACAATTCCCATGAACAAGGCCATGCTGTTCCGCACCCGGAGCCGCAAGGACAACCCCGAAGGCCGCTCCATCCTGCGCACGGCGTACCGCTCATGGTATTTCAAACGCCGCATACAGGAAATCGAGGGCATCGGCATCGAGCGCGATCTCGCCGGTCTGCCGGTCATCACCACACCTGAAGGTATGGACATCTGGGACAAGGATGACGAGGACATGAACGCCATCCGCGCCGGGCTGGAAGCCATGGTCAAAAACATCCGCCGCGATTCTACGGAAGGTCTGGTCCTGCCATTCGGCTATACGTTCGAGCTGACCAGCACCGGCGGCTCCCGGCAGTTCGACACCAACTCCATTATCGCGCGGTATGACACCAAGATAAGCCAGACCGTTCTTGCCGACTTCATCCAGCTCGGCCACGAAAGCGTTGGCTCGTTCGCTCTTTCCAGCGACAAGACCAACCTTTTCTCCATGGCGATATGCGCGTTCCTCGACATCATCTGCCAGACCTTCAACAGCCAAGGCATCCCGGCTCTCATCGACATCAACGGAGACCACTTTGCCGGAGTGACCGATTACCCCCGGCTGACCCACGGCGACATCGAGGATGTTGACCTTGCAACCATGGCCACGTTCATCAAGGACATGACCAGCATCGGCGTTATTATCCCGGATGAATCTCTTGAGGATTACGTTCGTCAGCTCGGAAAGCTCCCCAAGCGCACCACGGATACCGTTCCGATGGAAGCTCGGAGAGCCGCCCAGCAGCAGGGTAACGAGCCGCCTGAACCTGAAACCGCAGCAGGGAAGGGCCACGATGGAGAAGAAGGCTTTGAAGATAACGGCAGCCGTGTGAGCGCAGCCCGGAAGCGTCTTGGGAGGGAATGACCATGCTGGTGAATGTTCCTCACCCCGGCAGAGTGGCAAAGGCGAGGCCCAAGAACATCGTGCTCCAGCGGCTTGAGAGGTATCTGCATGATGAGCAGGATGAGCCTATCGAGCTGTTGTGCAGCCTGTGGGGTGACCAGAAAGCTGCACTGACCTACCGCGAGATCAGAGATGCCATCGTTGCCGGTGACTTCATTGAAGCCCTGTACGATGAGTTCGCACAGGACTACTCCATCTTCATCGCGGACAGGTTCGCCTCCGTCTGGAGCAAAGCCCTCAGCGCAGGAGCGCAAGCCCAGCCCATCATCGGAAGACTCTCCTCATTCCATTTTGAGACCCAAAACCCCGGCGTGGCGAATTGGATAAACAGCCGCAGCGCACAGTTCGTGACCCGGTGCTCTGAACAGCAGAAAGAAGCCATCCGCGCACTGCTCGCCAACAAGGTGGTCGAAAGCCACACCGTTGACGAGCTGGCGCGGCTTATTCGTCCCTGCGTCGGCCTGACCGCCGCACAGTCGGCAGCTACGGTCAAATACTACGACAGCGTATTGTCTGCCCTCAAATCGGAACACCCACGCATGAAGGCCGATACCGCCCGAAAGAAGGCATTGACCGCGGCTTCTCGCTATGCTGAGAAATCGCACCGATACCGGGCCATGACCATCGCGCAGACTGAGCTTGCCACCGCCTATAACCAAGGAGCCGATGAAGGCATCCGTCAGGCACAGGCTGAAGGGCTGCTCGGCCCCATGCTCAAGGTCTGGCGTACATCTGGCGATGATGCTGTCTGCGATATGTGCGCTGCTCTCGATGGAACGGAAATCGGCATGGACGACTCGTTCGCTTATGCCGGAAAGCTCCTGTTCCCAGAACAAAGGCTGCTCCCGCCGGCACACCCGCGCTGCGCCTGCGCCGTGGAATACATCGAATCGCCGGTCTTCAGGTACGCCTGACAGTCGGCAGAAAGGAACCAGATGATCTCGTTCAAAGATATGATTACCCCCGCTTCTCCACCTCTCGCGCCCTCGGCCGGCGTGGAGAAGCGGAAGCTCACCATTGCAAAAATGGATGACGAGCGCAGACTCGCCTTTGGCTGGGCCAGCGTTGCCATCCGCGTTGACGGCGAGCAGATCGAGGACTGGCAGAACGACATGATCGACCCCGAAGACCTTGAGTCGGCTGCCTACAATTTTGTGGAGCTGTACCGCGAAGGCGGGGAGATGCACGAAAAAGGCGATGTCGCCGTCCTCATCGAAAGCGTGGTCTTCACCGAGGAGAAGCAGGAAGCCATTGGCATCCCTCCCGGAACGCTCCCTGTCGGCTGGTGGATTGGATTCCACGTCACCGACCCGGATGTCTGGGAGAAGGTCAAGAACGGCGAGTACAGTATGTTCTCCATTGGTGGAGAGGCTGAGCGCGTCGAAATCTAATCACGGTAATTCAGCCGAGTGTATCCGCACCCGGCTGTAATTATATCAACCCCGAAGAAAGGAGGAAGAACGTGGCAACAAAGTTAAAGCATCTCAAGGTCACATCCGTTGACTTTGTAGATGAGGGCGCGAACCCCGATGCCCATATCAGACTGTACAAGCGCAGAGACGAAGCCGCTGCCGAACCCGGCACTGAGGACCCCAACTCCGACGGTGCTGGATTCTTCAAGCGGCTTTCCTCCAGCTTGGCAAAAATGTTTGGTCTGGCGCAGGAGCCGGAGAGCGCGGAAGCGGAAGTCCAGAAAAACTCGGCCAGTTTCGATGAAGCCTATGGCGAAGCCAAGGAACGTCGGGTCTGCGATGAGGTCTGGGATGTCTGCCTCGCGCTGAACCAGTCCCTCTGCTCCATCCTTGGTGATGGGGCACTGGATGGGGCAGCCGCCCGAACCGCGATGTTGGAGAGCCTTGAGGAGTTCGATTCGGTTGCGAAGGACTCCATCGAACAGTGGTCCGCTGGCAAGACCGCCAACGTCGTGCTGAAGAATGTTCCCATGGATGATGCTACCCGCGCTCTCGCAAAAGCGGCAGTTGATGCCCTGAACGAGCAGATCGAGAAGCATGGTCACTGTGAGAACGATGACGTAACCAAGGACACCGCAACCAAGAAAGACGACGATAAGTCGAAAGGAGAAGACGATATGAAAATCGACAAGTCCAAGATGACCCCTGCCGAGCGCGCTTTCTATGAGGAAATCGAGAAGCGTTATGGCGAAGCAGAGACCCCCGGCACTCCCGCAGGTCAGACCCCGCCCCCGGCTGATAATCCCCCTGCACCCGCCGCACCCGCAGATGGTGGCACTCCCGCTCCCACTGCTGATGTGACCAAGGGTCTGAAGCCCAACACCGACCCCGCGCCTATCGACCCCCGCGTTCAGGCCGAGCTGGACTCCCTGCGCAAGTTCCGTGAGAGCTACGAGGACCGCGAGCTGCATGATGTGGCCAAGCGGTATACCCTCATCGGTAAGAAGGAAGACGAGTTGTTCCCGGTTCTGAAGTCCATGAAGGCCGCTGGCGGTACTGCCTACGACACCTATGTGGCTGCGCTGGACGAGGCCGTCAAGTTCGCCGAAAGCTCCGGCACGTTCAAGGAAATCGGCAAGCGCGGCGGCGAAGCCCCGGACGCATGGGCCCGCGCTGAGGCGAAGGCCGCAGAGATCATGAAGTCCAAGAATGTCACCAAGGCTCAGGCCATCGACGAGGTCTTGCTGAACGACCCCGCCCTGCGTGCTGAGTGCGAAAAGGAGGGTTAAACGCTATGGCAACCTACTTTGGAACCTCTATCAACGAAAGCCCCACCATCATCATGGAAGCCGGAGCAAAGCTCGAAGATGTTCAGGGCATCGCACTGGCAATCACCGCTGGCAAGCTTGCAAAGCCCTCTGCTGGCGCGAACGTCATCGGCCTGTCCCTGTTCACCAACGATGAGAATGTTGAAGCTGGCGGCTCTCTGACCATTCAGGTGAAGGATATTGGCAAGTGGGTCGCTGGCGAGGCCATCGCAGTCGGCGACGAGCTGGCCACGGATGCTGCTGGCAAGGCTGTCAAGGCCACCGATGGTGCATTCATCGTCGGCATTGCACTGAGCGCAGCGGCCAAGGCTGGCACTGTCGTCTCTGTCCAGCTCACCAAGTCCGGCTACAAGCCCAAGGCATCCTGACCAAGAAAGGAAGGTAAGACAACATGAGAAACATGAACAGCAACGCCGCAATCATGGCTGCTATTGCTAAAGGCTGGAAGCCCAACCGCTACCTGTCCAACATGAGCATGGCGTTCTTCAACAACAACGCTGACTACGTTGCGACCAAGATTTTCCCCATCTGCCCGGTGCAGAACTCCACCGGCTTCTACTATGAGTTCCTGAAGGGTGATCTGGCCCGCGACAATGTTCAGCGCAAGCCCGCCTTCGGTAAGGTCCAGCCCGCAAAGCGCGGCCATACCGACAGCACCTACAAGTGCGAGGTCGATCAGGTCATCACCGGCATCGACAGCATCAATGCGCTGGACTACACCCGCTCTGGTGTTCCTGCATCCATTGACCCGCGCCGCTCCAGCGTCCGCTTCATCAACGACCAGATGCTCCTGCATCTGGACCTGACCTTTGCAGAAAAGTTCTTCAAGACCGGCGTGTGGCAGAACGAGTTCACCGGCGTTGACAGCACCCCCGGCAGCAACCAGATGCTGAAGTTCACCGATGCCAACTTCGACCCCATCGCATTCTTCGACGCTCGCAAGCGCGAGATTCGTCTGGAAGGCCGCCGCACCCCGAACAAGCTGTGCCTCGGCTATGACACCTTCCTCGCCCTGAAGAAGCACCCTGACATTCTGGAGCGCGTGAAGTACGGCGGTTCCACCCCGAACCCTGCCATCGTCAACGAGAAGGTCATTGCAGAACTCCTCGGCTTTGATGAGGTCACCGTTCTGATGGCCACCTACAACAAGGCCGAGGAAGGTCAGCCCGATGACATGGACTTCATCTGCGAGAGCGACGGCGCACTGATGTGCTACGTTACCAACAGCCCGCAGATCGACGAGCCTTCTGCCGGTTATATCTTCACTTGGGATATGCTGGGCAACGGCAGCTATATGGCTACCGATCAGTTCGAGGGCGAAGGCGGCACTCACAGCGAGTTCGTTGAGGGCCTGATGTCCACCGATATGCGTAAGACCTGCGACGATCTGGCTTGCTATATGTCCAAGTGCGTGTAATGGAGGTGGCTTATGAGCTATCTCTGCAAGAAGGCCGTCAAACTGTTCGGAAAGCCGTATCAGCCGGGAGACATCATCCCGACTGAATCTGTTCTCAGCACCCGCGTCCGCGCACTCATCACCTGCGGCTACATCGCCGATGCTCCCGCAGCCGAGGCGACAGAGGAACCTGCTGACTACAATGACGAGCCCAAAGTTGTCAAAACCGAAGCCAAAGGCCGGGCATCCTCCCATACCACCAAGGCCGGAAACAAGGCTTCTACGGCTTCCCAGCGGCATTCTACGAGCGGTAAAGGCTAAACCTACCATCTATCCAACAAGGAGCGCATTGTATGGCATACAACTACGACCCTACGGCTGTCGCCGAATACGGAAAGGACAGGATGCGGTTTGAGCTTGGCGACACGATGGTCGAGGGCGGCCCCGACACTACTGCGCTGACCGATGAGGAAATTGAGGCTGCCCTCTCTGCCTACCCCAAGTCGTGGAAAAGGGCAAAGCTGATGCTCCTTGAGAGCCTGTTCCGCAGGTTCTCTTATGAGGTTGACACCAAGACCGGTCCGCTTACGCTCTCCCTGCAAGCCCGCGCAAAGCTCTGGAAGGAGATGTATGAAGACCTGAAGAAAGAAGTCTCCTTCAGTTCCGTATCCATTGAGCAGCCACCAGAATGCTGCAAGAAGCCTCCGTACTTCTATGCTGGCATGATGGAAAACGAGCGGGCTGCTGACGACTGGAGGCATCGGCATGGTTAATGGACAGCTCATGTACCTGCGCCCCGGAAATCTGTTCAAGGACTTCATCATCGAGCACAGCAAGAGCGACCTGAAAAGTGGCCGCCCTTCTGTTTCGTATGAAGGAGATGGCACAGACTTCCTGCGCGGATGCCTTGCATCTGCCAATGAGGTGGACAAGGCCCACTGCACGGCTGACCACATCATCACCCATGTCATCGTGCAGCGCGGCAAGCCCCGCGCCGAACGTACCGACAGGCTCATCCTCGGCAACAGGGTGTTCTACATCGTCGATATTGACGATACCGGCTCGCTCGGAGTTTCGACTCTGTATTACGCTGAGGAAAGGACTGATGTGAAGTGACCACGCCCAAGAAAGCCTCTGGGCGGCTCAAGATTGCCGTTGACGATACCGTCAAAAAGGTCAATCGGGAGGCTGCCTCAAGGGGTATGAGGGCCGTCAACGCCATCCGCAACGCAGAGCTTGAAGTTCTGCGCGGAAAGCGTTCTGGCCGCGTCTACCGCAAACCGCACACCAAGTCCCACTACACCGCATCCGCACCCGGAGAGCCCCCTGCGAGAAGAACCGGCAACCTGCGCCTGAACTGGAATGGAACCGTAGAAAGCTCCAGCACCGGCTCAGGTCTGCGGGTCACTGCCGTTCTTGAAAGTCAGGAGCGATACTCTACCTACCTCGAAAACGGAACGCGCCGTATGGCTCCGCGTCCGTTCAAGCAACCGATTTCTGAGAAGGCCATGCCTGAGATCGAACGGATTTACCACGAGAAATATGACTAGGGAGAAAGACAATGGAACTTATCATCAAAGAGAACCGCGCCCGGTTTGATGCAAACGTCATCAAAGCCGGGTATGCCATCTACGGCAAACACGCTTCGTGGGATGAGGGCAAGACTGGAATTGTCACCGCAGTCACAGATACCACCCTCGTGGCCCTGTTCCATCCCGGCATTGGCAACGTCATCAACCACTTCATCATCCCCATTGGCGAGGTCGAAAAAGGGGAGTGGGACGTTCGTTGGTCGAAAGACCTCACCACCGTGAACGAGCTGATGCAGGAGGCACAGGATGAATCTTGAGAACCTGATTTACAAGCGGCTGTCTGAGGCCAAGGACCTCACCAAGCACTTGACCACGTTCGGCGGCAAACCCGCTGTATTCACTCCTGAAGCTCCCGGCGATAGAGCCGTCGGATGGGGAACGACCACGCAGTACCCCAGAATCGTGTTCAGCTTTGATATGCAGACCGATGGCGAGCGCAAGAGCGCAGGAACGCTTCTGGTCTCCCTGATTTGCCGCAACGACTCCGATGCTGTCCCCGAACTCATCGAGCCGGCAGTCAGGGAATGCTTGAAGGACGTTCTGCTCAAGGACGACAGCGATACGCTGTATGCGTTCGCATGGGCCAGAACGGACGGCTTCTCCATGACTGAGGAGAAGAACGAACTGCTCATCGGCTCCGAAATCAGGTTTGACATCATCGAATACCCCTGTCAGGAAACCACCGACCCTGACCCGATTGTGGCAATGGCACGGTACATCAAGGGAATGTACCCGGACAGCATTGTTGTAGGCATCGACCACATGGACGACGAGACCGAGGCATCGAAAGAAGCCCCGGTCTTCTATTGCCGTCTGACATCCATCGACAAGCTGGAGGAAACCAACACCGTCGTCTGGATGAACGGCAAGATTGCCGTGTCGCTTCTTTGCCCTGACAGCCCAACGCGCCTGAAGATGGCCGCCGCTGTTGGAAACAGCCTCTCTCTCGATGGAGAGGTCGAGATGCTGGATGAGTCGCCCATGTACATCGACCACATGACCGCAGATTTGAAATCCGACTACCTGAAGGATGGACAGATTTTCGTTACCGCACGGTACGGTCTGCTCCGCTACAAGGCCGTCGGCTATCCGCTTAGACACCCCAACATCACCTACTAGGAGGTAGACCTATGGCAAGCAAAAATGCTTCTGCTGACGCTGCTCCGACCCCTGTTGAGGCCGAGTACAGCGTGAGCGAGTTCGCTGCGAATGCCACGGCACTGTTTGGCGCACGGAAGGAGTGCGTCGAGGCTGCCATGAAGTCCGCAAACATCAAGAGCTGCACCGTTTCCAAGGCCAAGGAAGTCGTGGCAGCTTTTCTGAACAAGGAGGTCAACTAATATGGCTGATTCCTATATTCCCGGCGAGAAGAAAATCCGCCCCGGTGCGCACTATCACATCGGCAAGAAGGGCACTGGCGCAACCGCTGGTGCTGTGAACGGCGTGACTGCTGTTCTGTTCCGCGCAGACTTCGGCCCGCTCTGCACCGCTGTTGAGATGTCCTCCGATGAGGACTACACGGACGTGTTCGGCGATGCACTGACCACCGATGCCATTGCACAGGCCATCGCTGGCGGCGCAAAGACCATCATCGCCGTGCGTGTCGGCACCGGCGGTACGGCAGCCACCCTCGACCTGAAAAGCTCTGGCGAAAGCCCGGCTGCTGCTGTCACCCTGACCGCCAAGTACCCCGGCGCAAAGCCCCTGACCTGCACCGTCCGTAAGACGCTGGCTGATGAGAGCATCAAGGAGTGCATCATCTACTCTGGCACCAAGCAGATCGAAAAGGTCGAGTTTGCTGCTGGCTCTGGCGAGGCCGGTGCGCTGGCTGAGGCGTTTGCCAATTCCAGCAACTTCCTCGCTACCGCCAAGAGCGGCCAGACCGCCAAGGAACTGGCCGATACCTCTCAGACCATGTTCACCGCCGGCACGAACCCGACCGTCAACAACGGCGCGTACTCCGATGCCATGGAGCAGACCGAGCCTTACGAGATCAATACGCTGTGCGTGGACACCGAGGACAACGCGGTGCATCTGCTGGTCCAGTCCTTCATGTCCCGCATGATGGATGTCGGCTCTCTGATGACCGCTGTGGTCGGCGAGAAGAAGGACACTGACTTCGACACCCGCATGAGCCATGCGGCAGCCTTCAACGACGAGCGCATGATGTACGTTCTGAACGGCTCTGTTCAGTATGGCAGCACCATGCTGGACGGCTACCAGACCGCCGCACGTCTGGCCGGTCTGATTGGCTCCACTGCATCCAGCTCCTCGCTGACCCACACCGTCATCAACGGCTTCTCTGGGCTGGGCGAGCCTCTGTCCAACACCAAAATCATCAAGGCAGAGCAGAACGGCTGCATCGTCCTCACCATGAACAAGAGCGGTCAGGTCTGGATTGACAAGGCCATCAACACCCTCATCACCCCGCCCGCAGACCGCGATGAGGGCTGGAAGAAGATTCGCCGCACCAAGACCCGCTACGAGCTGATTCGCCGCTGCAACACCACCAACGACGATATGGCCGCCAAGGTAGATAACGATAATCCCGGTCGCGCGGCCATCATCGGTGCGCTCCAGTCCATCATCAATGAGATGATCGCTGAGAGCAAGCTGACCTCCGGCACTGTCATCCTGAACCCCGCATATTCCCCGGAAGGCGACAGCGCATGGTTCCTGCTCGATGTCATCGACAAGGATTCCGCTGAACACATCTACACCGATTTCCTGTTCCGCTTCAACACCACGGACAGCGAGTAAAGGAGGAAGCATAAATGCTCAATACTTCGTCCGCAGCCGACTCCCGCTTCACCAGAACCGGCAAAGACGGCGCGTTCTACAACGACAACGGCGTGATGGTGGCATCCGTTGAAACCTACAAGTCCACCGTAAACTTCTCCAATGCCAGCTACAAGGTTCTGGGCGATATGCAGGAGCACGTTACTCCCGGCAGCTACAAGGTGTCCCTGAGCTTCACTGAGCTGGTCATCGAGAGCGATGAGTTCTTCACCGACATCATGGACGCTATGGAAGCTGGCGATTCTCCTCGCTGGAACTTTCAGGGTGCTATTCAGGGCCGCAACGGTTCCGAGGAGCGCATCATGTACCGCGATGTCATTCCCGATGGCGACATCGACCTGCACAACCTGTCCGTTGGTGACAACATCAAGCGGCAGTTCAACTGCACTGTCAACAATCCGCCCAAGCTGGCAAGTCTGCTTGGCACTGGCCGCTAACCTGAAACACACCATTTGACCCGCATGAGGGGAGGCAACGAGCCTCCTCTCATTTTTGTTTTATGCAAAGGAGATTACTGAAATGGCTGACTTTAAGAAAAGCGTTTCCCTTATGAGCAATGCCGCTGAAGCCGCTGAAACCGAAATCGACAATACCGAGTACACCGAGGATGAGGCCAAGAGCGTCATCAAAGCCAACGAGGAGTCCTTCATTCAGGGCCTCATTGATGCCGTTGGCTTTGGCAATACCGAAACCCAGCGCATTGAGATCGTTCGTGGCGGCCGCCTGTTCTTCGCATTCCGCATCCATCCGCTGAACGCCGATGACTACAACCGCTGCCGCGAGAAGCACACCAAGTACGTCCGCAATAAGCAGCTCGGTATGAAGCTCCCGGAGAACACGGACAGCACCAAGTACCGTTCCGAAATCATCTATCAGGCCACCGTCAAGGAGGACCGTGAGAAGCTGTGGGACAACAAGACCGTCTGGGAAGCCCTGCGCGACCGCGATGTTCAGATCATGGGACCGCTTGATGTCATCGAATACTCTCTGCTGGCAGGTGAGAAGGACCGTGTGCTGGAGGCTATCGACCAGTTGAGCGGCTTCGACACCAATCTGGAGGAAGTCGCAAAAAACTGATTCAGTCCGGTGGGAAGCTGCACCTCCTGCATTCAATCTTCCAGAAGACCGGCATGACTCCTGACGAGTTCTATCAAAAGCCTCGCGGCGTACAGGCTTTTATGCTCGCATCAACGCGAATAGCCATCGAATCCATGCAGAAGGGAGGGGATGACAACGGCTGAAACCATTCGTATTGAAATTCCCATCGAAACCATCGACAACACCGACCCGGCCCTGTCCAACGCCACCAAGAAGCTGGATAAGTTCGGCGATGCTGCCGATAAAGCTGGCCAGTCCGTAGACCGAACTCGTGGCTATGTCTCGAAGTTCGACGAACAGGCCGATAAGACCCAGAAGTCGCTCGCAAAATGGGCCAAGGAGAAGTACGAGGTCGCGCTGGAAGCCAAAGAGAAAATCACTCCAGTGCTCACCGCTCTCGGAGGAAACCTGAGATCGCTTACCGGTAAAACATGGGGCTTTACCCTGAAGGCCATCGACCTCGCAACCGCGCCCATCCGTACCGTCCTCAATCTGCTCAAGAATCCGCTTCTTCAGGCTGGAGCTTTCTTTGGAGTCAGCTTCGGCCTTGCCGATACCGTCAACACCCAGAAAGACTTTGAGGCAGCGATGTCTCAGGTTCAGGCTGTCAGCGGAGCCACCGGCGATGAGTTGACCCAGCTCACGAAGAAAGCTGAAGAAATGGGCGCAACGACCAAGTTCACCGCGACCGAATCCGCTGAGGCATTCAATTACATGGCTATGGCCGGATGGAAGTCCGAGGAAATGATGGACGGCATCGAGGGCATCCTGAATCTGGCCGCAGCGTCGAATGAAGACCTTGGCACGACCTCCGACATCGTGACAGATGCCCTTACCGCCTTTGGGCTGAAAGCGTCCGATGCCGGTATGTTCTCCGACGTACTGGCTGCCGCATCATCTAACGCCAACACGAACGTGTCGATGATGGGCGAAACCTTCAAGTACGCTGCGTCGATGGCTGGTTCTCTCGGTTACTCCATTCAGGATGTGGCTCTGATGACCGGCCTGATGGCGAACAGCGGCATCAAGGCATCTATGGCTGGTACGTCGCTGAACATGATTATGACCCGGCTGTCCACGAACACCGGCCACGCCCTCGACACCTTGCAGGGCCTCGGCATCCAGTTCTTTGACAGCAAGGGCAACGCCCGCGCTCTGGCCGATGTAATCGAGGAGCTGCGCGATGCCACCGCAAACATGAACGATGAGCAGAAATCCAGTGTGGCCAATGCCATTGCTGGCACTGGTGCGCAGAAGGGCTTGCTGGCCATTCTGAACGCCTCCGAGACCGACTACAACAAGCTGGCCAACGCCATCGACAATGCTGCTGGCGCGTCCGAGCGCATGGCCGACACCCAGCTCGACAACCTGTCTGGCTCCATCACCCTGCTGCAAAGCGCGGTGGATGGCGTGAAGATCAGCTTCGGCAAGCGGCTGAATCCGTATGTTCGCTCCATTGCAGACGGTCTGACGGCATCCATGCCTCAGATTGAATCTGCCCTGAACGATTTTATGGATTTCGTAGACCGCAAGTATGACCGTCTTCAGGCCAAGGTGAAGGACATGACCGCTACCGAGGAATGGCAGAATGCAGACTTCGGCGGCAAGGTCAGCATCGCATGGAACGAGATCGTTGCCGACCCCTTCAAGGAGTGGTGGGGAACGACCGGCAAATCCATCCTTTCTGACATTGCGTCCGACATCGGCTCTGGCATCGGTTCCGGCCTCAGCGCAGGGCTGATGATGCTGCTGGGCATTGATGTGTCCGATTCCGTAAATGAGGGAGCATCTGTTGGCAAGGCTTTTGCTCAGGGCTTTGCTGATGGCTTCGATTTTGACACCATCAAAGACGGCCTGTTGTCTGGCATTGGCAACCTGTTCTCCAGTGCTGGAAAGCTGCTTCCGGGCGGCAAGAGCGCAGACCTCGGCTCTGTCGTGTCTGCGGCCATCATCGCAAAGGCCGCCATGCCTGTTATGAGCATCGGCGGCGACGTTTTGAAAGTAGGCAAGAGCGTGTTCGGCGCACAGGAATCCCTCGGCGGAGCATCGCTTGCAGGAACAATCCTCGGCTCTGCAAACGCCGGCACTGGCCTGATGGGTCTTGGCGCGAACGCAGCCATTGGCCTTGGCGCAGGAAACCTCTCTGCCACTGCATCCCTTGGAGCCGGTGCGCTTGGTGCGCTCGGTCTTGGTGCTATTGCTGGAGGAGCCACCGGCGGCGTATCTGCCATCAGCGGCATCATCGACCTGTACAAAGCCCAGCGGTCCAACGATGAGGAGTACAAGAAAGCCTACACTTCCGCAGGAGCGGCAAAGCTCACCGGCGTTGCTGGCGGTGCTGCCGCAGGCGCGATGATCGGCTCCATCGTTCCCGGCGTTGGAACGGCTGTTGGCGGCCTCATCGGAGCTGGCCTTGGCGGTATCGCTGGTTTTGCCGAGAGCAAGCGCATCAAGAAGGAATACGAGGAGAGCGCGAAAGCGTCCACCCTCGTCACTGAGAAGATGCAGAAGGTCTATGAGATCACCGGTTCTTCCACCGACAGTGTGAACTTCAAAACCAAGTCTTTGACCGAGGCCCTGAAGGACACAACCGTGACCACTGAGGAGTTCAATACCATGCTCCAGAGGGCCGTGTCTGATGACCTTATCGAGCATTTTGGCAGCCTGCACCTCTCCCTGACTGAAATCAAGGAGGCCGCCTCTTCCATTGCTTTTGACGGCGCGGAGACGAGGTTTAACAACTTCTCCACCGCTGTGCAAGATGTCGAAAGCTCTCTTTCCTCTGTAAAGTCCACCTTTAGCAGCTTGGAAAAAGAGAACTGGAAGATGAGCCTCGGCACCCATGTGACCGAAGCGGACGTGAAGGAGTACCGCTCCAGCATTGACCAGATGTTGTCCAGCACTGCAACTTACCTCGAAAACAAGCACTACGAGGCAAGTATGGCCTTCAAGCTCATTATGGGCGAAGATGCCAACACGGACGGTCTGGATGCCACCTATTCTGCCATTGATGCCCAGCTGGATGGGCTGAAGGAAAAGCTCAACACCGCCATAGATGCCAATATTAAGCTGAACGGTGGCGTTCTGAAGCTTGACAGCGATAGCGAAATCCTGAGCTTGCAGCAGCAGATTCAGGATATTACCAATCAGGTGAGCACGGCGCAGGAAAATGCCAAGTTTGATACCCTGAAAATCAAATACGGCGGGGCTGCTCTGGATGCTGAATCCTTTGCCAGCCTGCAAGAGGAACTGAAGAACACGGTCAGCAGCATGACCAGCCAGTACGATGAAGCTCTGGAAGTGAACGTGACCAACCTTCGGCTCCAGCTTGACCGTGGAGACATCAACCAAGCTGAATATAACCGCCAGTTGCAGGCTCTTACTGATAGCTATCACGCACAGGTGTCCGACCTCCAAGTGCGTGTTGAATCCTTCCAGCTCGATTCTATTGCTGAGGCTTACAGCTCTGCTCTGGACGGCATCTTGCCCGACCTGAAAGGCACGACCTCCGAGAAGCTGCAGCAGGCTATGGACGCGGCCTTGAAGGAAAAGCCCAACGTGGCAGACTGGACGAACTCTGATGTTGTGGAGTGGTTCGACCTGAACGGCATGGATGCCGAAACGCAGGCAGCCCTCGTGGAGCGGCTGAAGGCTGTTGCGGACTCTATGCCTGCTTCGTTCGCTGATTCCATCCGCGGCAGCGGTCTGGGAGAAGCGGCCCGGGACGCAGTAGACGATGAGCTGGATGCTGTTTCTGCTACCAAGTTCAAAAAAGATGTCTATGCCCAGTTCAATCTTCACTCCTCCATGAACAGTGTCGTTTCCCCCTCTTCCTCTGGTTCCAGCAGCTACACAAGCCAGGTGACCGGCAAGACTGTCACCCCGTATGCTGCTGGCTATCATGGCATGAGCATCGGCGGCCACGCAACCGGCGGCATGGTGAATGGCCGCGAGCTGTCGTGGGTCGGTGAGGAAGGCCCTGAGATGATTATTCCGCTCGTTCCCGCAAGGCGCGAGCGGGCTGTTGAGCTGTACCAGCAAGCCGGAGAAATCCTCGGCGTGACTGCCCACGCAAATGGTGGTCTGGTTGGCTCTGGTTCCAGCAGCTACACAAGCCCGGTGACCAGAAACTATATGGATAGCTATTATGACGGCCACACGAGCCGCCACAATGAGTTTTCCTCCGACACGGTAGATTATCTGTCTCAGACTGTAAACGAGGCTCCTGTGGCCTCCAATCTGTTCTCTGAGGATGATGATTCCACCGCGTCCATAAGCTCCAGCTCTCAGAACGTGGCCTCTACCTCCCAGAATGTGACCGTGCGACCCGAAGTTACGGTTAAGGTTGACGTAAACCCTGAGTTCAACATCACCGGCGGCGAGAAGTCCGAAGACGAAATCATGGCCGTCATCCGGCGGCACATGAAAGAGATGGCAGACGAGATCGGCGGCGAGCTTGCCACAAAGCTCGATGAGGTGTTCTCTAATATGCCGCTGAAGGGGGTGAGCGCATGATTTGCCTGATTCCCGCAGGAGGCGGTACGCCGTTTTTCTTCACCCCTCTGCCTGAACAGGTCGAGGTGAAGTATGGGGCAAAATACCAGACCTTCGACACCATTTCCCGCGGTACTGTGAAGGTGCCGCGCGGAACTGATGTCACGGAGGTTTCTTGGAGCGGGGAATTTTTTGGATTCCCGCGCCGGAATGAAACCATCGTAAACAGGATGTTCTGGACGCTCCCTGCTGCTGCTCGCAGCATCATCGAGGAGTATGTAGATAACGAAACCGTTCTGACCCTTATCATCACTGATATTTGGCTGAATATTGACGTTACCATATCTTCTTTCCACACAACCGGGTATGGCGCGTTCGGGAACCTGAAGTACGACATCTCTTTTGCACAGAAAAAGCCTCTCGAAATCTACACAACGGATGAACTGAACACCGATTCCTATGTGAAAAAAACCAACCCGCGCACTGACCTTGCTGCTGCAAGCACTGGTTCTGGCCAGAGCTATACCGTGAGCAGTGGAGACAGTCTCTGGAAGATTGCCCAGAAGCAGTACGGGGATGGCTCCAAGTGGAAAAAAATCTATGATGCCAACAAAGATGCTATCGAAGCCGCTGCTAAAAAGCACGGCAAAAAGAGCAGCGACAGCGGCAAGTGGATTTACCCGGGGGCCTCCCTGATTATTCCGTAGGAGGCTGCCCATGGTCGATGTTGCAAAGCTGAAGTACAGCGTTTCCGTTGTCGGCGATGATGGAACGCAGTACAACATCAAAAACTATATCGAAGCTCTGGGCTGGGAAGAAGCCAACAAGGAAATCTCCATGCGGCTGACCTTCAAGGCCCGGAATGATACCACATCGAAAGGCCAGCTCTCCAGCGTTGTGAAGCTGGGGAGCCTTATCGTGGTAACTGCCAGCGATGGCGGTTCCTTCAACGGCGAGGTGGCCCGCGGTTTCGTAGAGAAGTGGAACCCGCAAGACCGTAACTCCGCTTCCGACCTGTCCTGTATCTGCTACGATGAGTTGTACAAGCTGCAAAAGAGTCAGGACAATGTTTATCTGCCTGATGGCACCGGCACACAGTCCGCAATCCAAAAGATTCTGGACGGGTGGGGCGTTACCCTTGGGCAGTATAAGGGACCGAATGCAACTCACGGAAAGCTGACCTTCAAGAACAAGTACCTTTCGGATATCATGCTGGAGCTGCTGGATGATGCCGTAAAGAAGGGCGGCGAGAAGTGCGTTATCCGGGCCACGAAGGGCAAGGCCGAAATTGTTCCACTTGGCGGCAATGATGATGTCTACGTTTTCAAGCTTGACAACACCATCTCCGTCAGCAACAGCCTCAGCACCGAAGACCTTGTAACGAAGGTCAAGGTCGTTGGCCAAGAGAATAAGAACGGCCAAAGTAAAGTCGAGGCAACTCTGGATGGCCTCACCCAGTATGGAACCAGACAGCGTATCTACCGCCGAGGCTCAGACGAAAAGCTGGCCGATGCTAAATCTGCGGCACAGGCTATTCTCGATGAGGACGGCAAGGTCGTTGAGGAAGTATCCGTCAACACGCCGGACATCCCATGGCTGCGGAAAGGGCATCTCGTCTGTCTGAAAGCCGGCACATCGCAGGGCAGCTATTATGTGCGCGGCGTTGTGCACAATGCGGAAAGCCTGACCATGACGCTTGACCTCCTGAAGGCTCCCGATGATGGTGGCGATTCTGGGGGCAAGCATTCCGTGGGTGACATTGTGAATTTTCACGGCGGCACCCACTACGTCAGCAGCTATGCCGATGCGAAGGGCTACAAAGCTACTGCTGGAAAGGCGAAAATCACCAAAGACCCGTCCTGCGCAAAGAATGGAGGGGCGCACCCGTGGCACCTCATCCATGTGGATAGCTCCAGCAACGTATACGGATGGGTGGATGAAGGCACGTTCGATTAGGAGGTAAACGCCTATGGATATGGATTTCAGCCCCGGTACAAATCGGCTGGGGCAGACCATTGCAAAGCGAATCGGAAAGCAGATGGAGGGCGAAAGCTCTCTTGTTCTGGACTTTGGCGAAATCAAGGATGACGAGAGCCTGCTGACGAATACCTTCCCGATACCCATCCCGAAGGGCGATTACCACGTTTTGCGGAGCTTGACCTACGGGAAGGTTGGAGACATCCTTGCCAAAACGCAGAATATTGGCAGCCCCGGCAGCGGCGAACACGACCACAAAACCTTTGTGCTAAACAGCGTTCATGGGCCTGTGAAGGGAACTATCGGCACACCCGCTTCCGGCCAGCCTGACCCTCCAGACCCGCCGCAGAGCAGCGCGGGAGGTGGTGGCCCTGAAGGTGCCCATCAGCACCACGTTCTCGTGCCTGAGAAGATGCGGAGCCTGAAACCGGGTGACCGTGTTCTCGTGGCATGGGTGCAGAACGAGGCCGTTGTCATTGATATTGTGGTCAGCTCGTAAAGGAGGTGGGCACAATGGCTCAAAAGTTATACCAGACCTTTGAAGTGCCGGAGATCATCAACGAGGAAGAGCAGCTCGATAAAGAGTACCACCGCAGCATGAAGTGGAACCCTGAGACGGGCGATTTTGTTCGGGATGGCTCCAATAGGGTGCTGGACTGTGACGGGCGCGAAGCGTTTATGATTTGGTGCTTTAAGGCTGCCCAGACTGAGCGTTACCAGTGCCTGGCATATCCTCGCTCCATCGGCACTGAGATGGAAAGCATGAAGGATGATGACCGGGAGGTGGCGCAGTCCATGGTGGAGCGCACCATTACCGAGGCCCTGAAGGTCAACCCTCGCACGGAATACGTCCGCGATTTTAAGTTCACATGGGACGGTGACGAGCTGCATTGTTCCTGTGTGGTGAAGGGCGTGAACTGGGGCGAGTTCCAAATCTCAATCTGAAAGAAAGGAGATGATGCGATACGCAGCCTGAATTTAATATGCCGGACTTCATGGAGGGGACATCTGTTGATGAAATCCACCGCAGGATGATGGCCGAGCTGCCTGATGATATTGATGATATGCCCGGCGGTTTCCCCTACGACATGACACGCCCTACGGCACTGGAAAAGGCCGAGCTTATAAACTTCCATCTGGCCCGCGCTATTATGATTGCGTTTCCGCAGTCCGCGTGGGACGAATGGCTTGACCTGCACGGGCAGCAAGTCCACCTGACCCGTCACGATGCTGTCCGCGCTACCGGCACGGTGACCGTCACCGGCTCTGCTGGCACGGTGCTGGCTGCTGGCACGGTGTTCTGTACCACGGCCACGGATGATGGCCCTTCGATTGAGTTCCGGTCGAATGAGGCAGCAACCATCCCTGATGCCGGCAGCATCGACATCGAGGTGACAGCCGTTGAAGCTGGAACCGGCTCCAATGTGAAGGCAGATACCGTGATTCTGATGCTCAAGCCCATCAACAATATCACGGCCATCACCAATAAAGAGAGCATCACCGGCGGCACTGAGCGCGAGAGCAACGATGACTTCTACGACCGGATTGCTGTGGAATATAGCAACTCTATGACCTACCTCGGCAACGACACCGACTACAAGCGGTGGGCAAAAGAGGCTGGAGCTGGCGACTGCATTGTTGACCCTGCGTGGAAAGGCCCCGGTACTGTTCGGCTTGTTCTGGTAGACGGTAACGGGCAGCCCGCAAACAAGGAGCTGCTGGATGCTGTATTCAACCATATTGTATCTCCTGATGACCGGGCAGCCCGCCTGCTGCCTACCGGCTGCGCCGAGCTGACCTGCGCGGCAGCCACCACTGTGAAGGTGGACTATACCTGTACTGGCCTTATCTACGACAGTGAGCATACCACTGCTGAGGAGATTGCTTCCCAGTTTGGCGAGCTGGTCAAAGCTCTGTATGGGGAGGCAAAGGCAAATAATGTCCTGCGCTACAATGATGTTCGCCCGCTGTTGGCTGACATCCCCGGCGTGACAGACTTCTCCACCTTCCTGATGAACGGCAGCATGAATAATATCACGCTGGCGAATATCGAATACCCTGCCACCGGCACGGTAAAGTTCAGCTAGGAGGTGCAGCAGGATGAGGGCGAAGAAAATTGACCTCGAAAATTTTCCTACCAGCGAGAGTGCCCAGCGAATGCTGGCCTCGGTCACCCCCGGCTTCTACGATAAGTCCTATGTTGGAAAGTGGCTGTATCAGGTCATGGGCCTCGAATTTGATGAGGCAGAAAAGCTGATTGCTGAGGAGCTGCCCCTGCAATTTTTCCCAGAAACAGCAACATGGGGCCTGATGTACCACGAAATCAAGTGGGGGCTTCCTGTGCGCGATTATCTCTCCTATGAGGAGCGCAGGAAGCTCATCTACGAGAAGCGCGACCAGCGCGCCCCAATGACCCCTTACCGCATAGAAACCATGCTCGGAAATGTCACCGGATTCTGGGCCAACGTATGCGATATCCACGATGGCGGCAAGTATGGCTACAAGGTGAGCCATCCCAATACTTTTATTGTGGTTTTCGTGGGCGATGGAACCCTGAACACCAAGGCCGTAAAAAGGCTGCTGGATTCTGCCAAGCAGTCCCATACGACCTATACGATGATCGACCGCATGGACACCGTGCTTGACTGCTCTACTCTGGAGCAGATGTTGCTGCGGAATATCAATATTAGAGCCGCCGTTCCGTTCTGGAGGGCGGCTCTGCTTGACGGCAGCGGCTATCTTGACGGTTCCATGCTGCTGGATTCCATGCGCGAGTATGATTTGAGGCTGGGCCTGATGTACCGTCAGGGCGAGTTCCACACGCCGCAGAGCATCGACCTGAAAAAGCTGAGGGTTTACCTCCAGTATGGGGTATCTGAGCAGTACGCGAACCAGAAAGTGCGGCACAGTATGGCCGTGTATTTTTGGCCTGCTCTCCGGCTCGATGGCTCTGTATTGCTGGATGGCTCCGAGGGCCTGAACTGGTCGAGACAAGACTGGCCTGTTTCCATCAAGTACAGAGTGGGCCAGTTTGTCACCCGGAACGATGTCATCATTCACCGGCTGAGGATTCCGCTCAAGGCTGAGCTGTCTGAATCCTATACAGCCAAGGTGAAGCACGAGGGCGAAGTTCATTTCTGGACAGCCCTGAAGCTGGACGGCTCTGCAAAACTGGACGGGAGTGAGCTGCTGGACAAGTCCCGGCAGCCGTGGCCTGTCGCTGCTGCTGTGGCCGCCTCTGCTCCTCGTATGGCTGAGGAGATGGAGAACGTCACTGTTATAACCCGGAAAGACCTTGCGTACATGGACGGCTCACTCCGTCTTGATGGCACAAGGATTTTGGATTCTGAATACAACAAGGAGGCTATCTAATGGCGAAAAATGTTATTATCACCAAGACCGCCAGAAAGAAGCTGGTGCAGGCGAGGGCCGGCATTATTGCCCTGCCCAAAATCGTTGGCATGGCTTTTGGCTCTGGTGGCGTGAACAGCAAAGGTGAGGTCGTACCCCCCACGGACAACCAGACCACCTTGACCGCTGAGATGTACCGCAAGAAGATTGACGGCTACAGTGTCCTTTCGGATACCTCTATCCGTTATGAGTGTACCCTGAGCGAGAGCGAGCTGGCTGGCAAGAGCATCAGCGAGATCGGCCTGTATGATGCTGCCAATGATTTGGTCTGCATCAAGACCTTTACCGCCAAGGGCAAGGATGATGACATCCAGATGACCTACACTCTGGATGACGTATTCTGAGCCGGGAGGGACGCAGCATGAAAAAGTATACTGTTGACCCCAAGACCGCGGCGTATTCTGATTCTATCGAGATCACCGAAACCACCGATACGAACCACGCCGATAATATCAATCAGGCCCCGAAGCAGCTGATGGCAAACACGGCCGAAAACCACCGGCGCATTGTCGCCATTGAAAACCGTAAGGTTCAGGCCGTCTACGATACCACTGACGGCGGTCTGAACTTCATTGTTAAGGAGGACTAAAACATGGCAGATACCGTTATCAATTTCCCTCGTGATACAACGCTGAAGCAGCTGAACGCAATCCAGCGGGCCGCTGCTGCTGGCTGCTCTACCCCCGGTGCGGCAGACCTGTGCTACAAGCATTTGGTGGCCTGCGCCACCAGCAAAGCTGAGGTGGACAGCCTGTTTGTGGAGTGGTGGAAGGCCCAGTATGATTCCACCAAGTACACCAAGGTGCAGATGCTGGAACGCTGGTTCGGCAATGTGCTGGAAGATGACCGCGTCCACGGCTGCACCGTTCCGCTGTACTCTACCAGCACCTCTGCCATTGGTGAGCTGACCGATGACAGTGTGGGCCTTGTCTGCACTCCTTCTACCGCCTCTACTCCGGGCCGCGATGACTTTGCACACCTTCCGCAGTTCTGGTGTCTGGAAGTTGCCGCCGAAAAGAAGGAGGACGGCAGCCACGAAATCTTCTATGTCGAGCATATCGACGATTTGGATGATGTGCGTTCTGGCGAACATCTGTGCTGGGTGCTTCAGAAGAATACCTTCGTCCGCGAGTGGCGCGAGAATGGATACCAGCACCTCCAGATGAAGTGCCACCAGACCACCGGTTTCAAGCAGTGGCGTGAGGGCAAGGACCGTACCGGCCATGTATACGCATATATGGCCCACCCGAAATACTATGCCGGTAAGGTTGGCGGCAAGGCATCTTGCGGCACTGGTCTGGCTCCCATCAACTACACCAGCCATACCTCTGGCGTAGCTCTGTGGCGCACCCGTGGCACCCAGTATTCTGGTGCTTCTGGAGCCATTGCAAAGTTCCTCGACCGCATGATGCGCCTGAAGTACGCCAAGAAGGGCAACTCCGGCACCATTGAAGGCTGCTCCTCCTACAACTACCAGTACAAGGCAGCCGTGGCCGAGACTGGCGCAAAACGCTTTATCCTGACCACCGCACAGGCTGCAAACCTGTTTGTCGGCAGTGCTATTTCCATCGGCACTGATACGGACGGCTCCACTGACCGCAACGTGGCTGATGTCCACGATATTGCAACCGAGGTTCGCATCACCGCCATTGAGCCTGTCACCATTGAGGAGGCCCAGTATTCTGCTGTCTATGTGGATGTCGCAGAAGCCTTTGACACCGTGAAGGACCAGACCCTGCTCAGCACCATGCCTTACTTCTCCGGCTGGAATGACGATGTGCAGGGCACCGATGGCAGCAAGTACAGTGCTACCTCTGGTAAGGAGCCGGGCCTGCTCCAGAAGATCGAGTTCCAGAACGGCTCCTACCTGATTATCAGCGACGAGATTTGGCAGTGGGGCAAGGATTCCAACGAGGACTTCACCCTTGACTGCTACGCCTGCAAGGACCAGAGCAAGGTATCTGGCACGGCTGTCACCGAGGATTATGTCAAGCAGGAGGGCCTCACCCTGACCTTCCCGAAGGACAACACCAACTGGCGTTGGCAGTGGATTGAGGACACCGACTGCGGCGATGTTGAGTGGCCTTCCGGCGTGAACGCATCCGGCAGCGGTGTCGGCTGTAAAGCTGGCCTCTATGTCTATCCCGCTGCCTCTGGTCTCCGTGCCGGTTGGCTCTGGAGTGGCCTCGGTGGCGGTGGCCTCTGCGGCGTGGCCTGCCGCCGCTCGGCCTATTCGCTGGGTCTCGCGTACTGGGTCGGCTCTCTGGGCGCGGATGGTTTGAACGGGTAACGAGCAGGGTGAATTGTCCGGCACCGCCCGGACAAGAGGGGCCGCAAGCCCCTCTTTAGTGTAACTGCATTCTCAGGATTTTGCAAAACCCTGAAAAGGGTGCTGCGGTGTCAGGGAGCTGGCCTCAATGTCAATCCCGCTGCCTCTGGTCTCCGTGCCGGTTGGCTCTGGAGTAACCTCAATGACGGTGGCAACTGCGGCGTGGCCTGCCGCAACTCGAACAATTCGCTGGGTAACGCGAACTGGAACGGCTCTCTGGGCGTAACTGGATGCAAGGTTAGAAATGGGCGTTTCTCTTTCATTGCACCGCAGTATCCTCGCTTATGTGCGAAAATTGCCTGAAACCGGCAGCGGCTGGTACCGTAAGGGAAGGCTGCTGATAGCAACCAGATGCTTTTTATCAGAAAGGTGGAAATACCACGATATCGAAATGCAAACCCGCCGAGGTAAATGTTGAATCGGCAAAATTCAATCTGCCTGCCGTTTTCCGAGCTTTTAGCAAGGGAAAGCTGGGCAGAGCCGACTTTCGGCGTGAGCTGATAAAGACAGGTTATATCACAAAAAAGGAGCTGGCCCTCGAACGACTGGACAAGCATGGTTGTATGCCAAAGACTGCCCGCGCCATCCGCGCTTATGATGAGGAGCTGACCGCCTGCATTGTGAGGCGCGACCTGAACCTTTTGCCGATTCGCTGTTTTCAGCGTGTGGATGGACTGACCCAAAAGCTGAGGGACATCTGCCAAGAAAGCCCCAAGCAACAGGTTATGGAGTACATCGCAGTGGAAGCTCTGCATCCGCTGTTCCGTGCAAAGTTCCTGCCTGTGCAATATGGCAGTGTTCCCGGCAGGGGGCAGGCCCTTGGTAAACGGAAGATAGAGCGTATCTTGCGAAAAAAGCTCACCGGCAAGACTGATGTTGCGAAAGGGGATGTCAAAAAGGCATACCCTTCCGTAACTGTCGAGTGCGTGATGAGGCTGCTGCGCAAGGACGTTGGCAAAAATAAGGTGCTGCTGTGGTTCGTGGCCGCCCTGATGGAGAACTATCCGGGCGGCCATCTCTGCATTGGCTCTTATCTTTCCACATGGCTCTTCAACTACGTCATGTCCTATGTTCTCCGCTACATCCTGAGCCTCGAACAGTGCCGCTGTGGGAAGTCTGACCGCTATGTCAAGGCTCTTGTCTGCTACGCGGATGATACCTCCATCTACGGCAGATTTTCACAACTTGTGAAGGTCATCAAGAAAGCTACGCGATGGGCGAAAGCAACCCTCGGCCTGAATCTCAAACCCGCATGGCAAGTCTACCACATCGCCTCTTTTGAGGAAGAGAAAACTATGAAGGAGCTCCGCAAAGCTGGATGCCACAAGCGCACCGATGGCGTGGACATGATGGGCTTTGTGGTCCGTAGGACTTACACCGTCATCCGAGGCCGCGTGTTCCAGCGCATCCGCAGGCAGACCTTGAGGGCGTGGGATGATGTGCAGAGGCTGGGCTTTCTTCCGTGGTGGAGGGCTGCCCGCATAGCAGCCTACAAAGGTTGGGTGAAGTATTCCGATAGTGTCCACTTCTCTGTTAAATATAGTTTTTCTAAGCTGCTGCAGCTTGCCCGTGTGAGCGTGAGCCAGCACAACAGGAAGGAGATCATCAAGCATGAGCAAAGAATTTTACGAGAAGCAGCCTGCTGCTGTTGAGGTGTACCCGGTTAGCACCGGCACGGATATTATTCTGCGCCGCGATATTGCCGAGTGTACTGTGACCAACACCGTGACTGATGAGGAAGGCCAGACCTCTGAGGTGAAAACCACCGGCTTTGGCTGTGAGGAGGCTCAGCACCGCTACCGCGGCACAGTGACTGCTGAGGAAGTCACGGCGAAGTTCGACTACTGGTGGGACATTGCCACCGGCAAGACCGAGGAAGAGGCTGAGGACAATGAGGCTGAGCGCAATGATGAGCCTACGCTCATTCAGCGCGTGAACACGCTGGAAAACGCATTCATGGAGTTTGTGATGGAGGTTCTCAATGGCTAAATTTTATTTAATGCAGATCAAGATGCACAAGATTACCCTCGATGACGTGCCGGAGCGTTACCGGGCTGCTGTTGAGGCCCTGCTGAAGCAGCAGGAGGGCTAACGGATGAGCTGGCCAGATCTGTGCGAAAAGCTGCTCACCCTGCTGGAGGCTGCCGGTGCCGACACCTCTGAGGAGCGCGGTGAGTTTGCTGTTCTGGTAGCTGGATGCAGTGCGCATGGCTGCTCTCTGGCCAGCGAGAACAGGAGATGATTATTTGGACATCGTAACCTTCCAGCGCGGCGACAAGACTGCGCTGACGAAGAATTTTTCTCTCTATGAGTTCGAGTGCCCTTGCGGATGCAACTCGCAAATGATCGAGCAGGAGCTTGCCGATAAGATTCAGGGCATCCGGGACAAGCTCGGCAAGAAAATCCGTATCACCAGCGGCTACCGCTGCGTCAGCCACAACGCCAGCAAGAAAGTCGGCGGCAGCAAGCAGAGCCGTCATCTGTACGGCATCGCTGCCGACTGGAGAACGGAAGACCGCTCCGTCAACCCTGTCTGCCTTGGCATTCTGGCGCAGAAAGCCGGGTTTGGTGGCATCGGCATCTACTGGCACAGCAGGGGAGCATTCGTACACACCGACACGCGGGGCGGCAAGGCCACATGGCTCTGTACCACGCCCGGACAGTACCCCAGCACCAGCTACAACGCATTCATTCTCCCGACCATCAAACAGGGGTGTTCTGGAGCTGCAAATCGCAGCGCGACCATCATGCTCCAGAAGCTCCTGAAGGTCAACGCTGACGGCATCTTTGGCTCTGGTACGACCAAGGCTCTGATGCTCGCCCAGCAGAAGCACGGCCTCGTGCCTGATGGCATCTGCGGTCCTAAGAGCTGGACCGCGCTGTCTGGCGCAAGCAAGTATCTGTGAGAGGGGAGGTGATACCGATGTGGGATTTCATCATCCAGTATTGGGCTGAGTGGGCGTTTGGACTTCTCGGTACTGCTGTCATCGCGGTGGCCATCAAGTACAAAGCTCTGCTCGACGGCGTACTGGCGATTCTGCACGACCGCATTTATCAGGCTTGCCAGCATTATATCCAGCAGGGGTATATCGACATGGCCGGCCTGAAAAACCTCGAATACCTCTACCGAAGCTACCACGCTTTAGGCGGAAATGGGACCGGGACGGAGCTTTTTAACAGAGCCAATGCCCTGCCTATTCACGACAACTGATTTGAGAAAGGAATAATACCATGAAGTACACCAACAAGATTACCGCCGCCACCATCGCTCGCACTGCCGCACTGCTGCTGGCTCTGGCAAACCAGATTCTCAGCGCGTTCGGTAAGTCTCCGCTTCCCATCGAGAGCAGCACGGTGGAACAGCTCGTCACCACGGGCATCACCACCGTCACGGCCCTCATCAACTGGTGGTATAACAACTCCTTCACGCAGGCCGCGATGGAGGCCGACAAGACCTACGACCGCATGAAGCAGAACGGCTTCTGATGATTTGTTGATTCCGTCAAATCATCGACCATTTTGTTGACGTCAACAAAATCGACCATCCCGGTGGCTCCACCGCGATGGATGACCATTTTGCCGCACTCGGCATAATGGTATAGCAAGACCCCCTCTGGCCTATATTGCCGGAGGGGGTCTTTTTTGTTTATGCGGATTTCTTCGGATTCCAGATGGCATCACTCATCCAGATTTCCTCGCTCAGCTTGTACAGCATGGCCTGACGCTCCATGATGGAGGTCTTGTTCCATTCTGGCCACGCCTTCAGCTTCTCGTTTGCCTTCGTGATGGCGTTGTTTTTGCCAACGTCCACCAGCTCCGGCAGGGAGGATGTAAGGTACACTGTGGACTGCCTGTAATCCACGCATTTGTCCTGATAGGTGCTATTGTGAATCGAGCGGTTGATAGTGCTTTCCAGCAGCGTGAGGTTGCCAAGGCGGTTTACGATGATAGAGAACTCGTCCTCATCTACGCCATACTGCGCCTTGTCCGCACAGGTCTGCGGCATGATGTGCTCGATCTCGAACGACCACGGAATTAGCCGCGCCAGCTCCTCAATGGTCGGCTCATCCGTCATGCCGTTGCCTGTACGGAGGCCGTTCACATAGGCAGCGAGCTTTGCCATGATGAACTTGACTCTGTACTGCTGCATACTGTTCAGGCCGAGCCGCATGAAGTTTGCCTCGTTGTCCTCTTTCCACCGGCTGACTTCCGGCAGGACTGATGAGCCGATGAATGTGTCCAGCTCATCGGAGGTTTTGATGCCCCTGATCTGCCCGCACCACTTCACGAAAATGCGCTCGATGTCGTTTGTTGTCACCCTGTTGATGACCGTGTAGTAAACGATGGACTCGACCAGAATCTCGAATCGGTCAAGCACCGCCGGCTCCATGTTCGAGGCTGCCAGCAGAAGCATCAAATGCAGACGGTATGACGTGCCCGCCAGCAGGGGGATGTTTTTCAGACTTCTAGTACCCCCCCCCCATGAATTTGCAGGTTTCTTGCAATTTGCATAGAATGAGGCTGAATCTTTCATGCCTTGGACGAATTTGAACGGAGCGGACGCATACGGACACTGTTTCTTGTTGGCTTTGAGCCATGCGAAGATACGGTCTTCACGGAGAACGCCGTTCGGCTCTTTTGAAACATCGTACTTGGCCATGATGAAGTAACGCAGGAAGCGCAGCGGCTTCTCGTCGATTCGTTCCAACTCGTTGATGACCGACTTCCATTCGGTGTTCAGCGCAGCGAACTGGTTCGGCTGCACGTTTGTGAACAGCATATTCTTCAGCAGGTCGATAGGGTCGAGGTTCTTGCCGCGCTCGTTGATGGTCTCGAACATTTTCAGCGCGTCCACCACGTTCTGCGTGTCGATACGCACGAAGCTGGACTTGTACAGCAGAAATGCCGCGAACGGACCGAAGGCTGTGATGTCGGCGAAGTTATCCCGCATGAACTGCTCTACGACTTCCGTTGCATCGAAAAGGCGGCCTCCTGTTTTTGAAACATCGCTCGGCCGAGGCTCGCCCTTTGCAATCAGCTCAAGGCAGTTTGTGACGTTCTGGTGCTGAAGCTCCAGCCGATACCGCGTGACAGGAACGCCGTACTGATTGAGGCTCGTTCCGCAGATGAGCTGGTCGATGGATGCCGTCGGGATACCGTACTCCGCGTACAGCTTCTTCACGATGCAGAGGATGATGAAGAACGTGGTCAACCGCTGCTGCCCATCCACCAACTCGAAATCGCCATTGGCACTGCACGTTACGATTGTGCCGAGGAAGTACGCCTTGTTCTTGTCGCTTGTGTAGGCATCCAGCAGGTCCTCCATAAGCTGCTTGACCTGCGTTTTCTCCCAGACGTACTCGCGCTGGTATTCCGGGATGACGTAGAAGGCACTGAACGCCGTATTGATGCTCTCATCGGTGTACCTGATATTGGTTTGCCCCATGATTTTGTTCCTCCAGTTTTTATTTTGTGATGCTCAAAACGGCGGGTCAACCGCGTCCGTTGGACAGTCCGTGTGACGTCACGCGGACGCAGTGAACCAGCCGAAAAATCTGTAATTCCGAGGATTTTGGGTCAAATGTCACGCGGACGGTCACAGGGACGGTCACGCGGACAAAATTCGGACGCATTTTTTGACCCGAAATTTGACCCGACGAAAATGTTGCATTTTCCATGGACTTCTGTTGGAAAAATCCGTAGTTCCACGCATTTAGGGTCAAATGTCACGCGGACAGTCCAATGGAACGTCCGTGACCATAAAGAATAAGAGAAAAAGTATATTAGTTATATATGGTCAAATGAACTGGGTCAATCGGGTCAAATCGTCTTGCCATCCGGCATCTTGAATGTGTAAACGAACTCCATCCCCAATGCCTTGGCAATCTGCTCCATCTCTATCCGGCTGAACGATTCGCGCTTCATGCGGGCGTTGAAGTTTGACTTGTTCATCCCGATCTTGTCTGCCAGCTCCGCCTGCGTCATGCCGGCATAGCTGAGTGCCACCTTGATAAGCTGCTCCGTTGTCATAGTATTCTCCTCTCTGGCGACCGCATGGCCGCCCTTTTTGTTTGCCTTCAGTATAAACGCCGGAGGTAACGAGGTCAACTGATTTCGCAAAAAAATCTGTAAAAACGTAGATTTTTCGGTTGACAAAAGCCCGCCACCTGTGCGAAGATATAAGTACAAAAACAACACACCTACGAAAGAAAACGGAGGAATGAATATGAATAAAGCATACGTTGAGCAGATTCGCAACGGCCTGAGCACCACCGCGCTCTCTATGGATACCCAGTGGGCGATGATGCACAACCACAAGCTGAACGATCAGCAGCGGCTTTCCAGCGAGGCTTGCTATCAGGGCTTGATGCAGACTCTCCGCTTCATGGGCGGCGACTGGGTACGCGACCAGCACGGCAAGCACCGCGTCTTCCTTGCCGGTATGTCCAGCAGGGAAAATGACGAATACACCTACGAAGAATAAGAACAGAGCGCACCCGCCGAGTGTGGTAGGTGCGCTCATTTTCTTGTAAAAAATACGTCAAATCGTAGATTTTCGCTTGTCAAATGAATGAACTTGTGCGATAATAAAGTTACCAAAACAACACCAAAAATCCACTGAGGAGGTAACTGCATGGAAATTCCGCACAGAGCGCGCTGGCCGCCCAAAACGGCTTGACCGCTCAACATCTAGGCAGGAGGTGTATCACACATGGAAGAAGTTGATATTATGACCGCCAAGCAACTGGATAGGTTGGCCGACTGGCTGAAAAGCAGCGGCCACACGGCAGAGGAAGTTTTAGACTGCCTCAAGTACATAGCCCAAGACCACGCACCCGCACCCAAGACCCCGGAGAAAAAGTAAGAGCCTAGACTCCCCACCCGTCGAAAAAGTGGAAGCCTAAGCCCTCGAAAGCGACTAGGAGACCTGCCCTCCTAGTCCGCTTTTTAATTTTAACAAGGCCGGCAGGAGAAATCAAGAGGTTTTACGATGAAAGTTAAGGAATACGTTGATTTTGCTCATTTTGAAAACGACCCGCACCGGCAGGACGTTGATCTCATCTGCATCGTCGGCAAGCCGAACGGCTATGTCTGCGCCGACTTCATCACCGACTGCCGCCGCTGGCAGACTGCGTTCCGCCGGTTCTTCAACGTCCTCGGCAGCGACCCTCGGTTTGAGGGCTGGGATTCCACCGTGTACGAGGCGATGCTCAACGGCGTGTGGAAGGACAAGGAGATTGTGGACGACAAGTACACCGGCGGCTGGTTCTGGGAGGTTGAAGACCTCGATGGCCGCTTCTACATCTGCCTGAATGTGCCGGGGGAGGTGAACGTCTGATGGCCCACAAAATGCCGTATTCGCTCGTTCCTGATGGCAAGACCATCTTTGAGAGCAACTACCTGCCATACATGAAACGGTATGCTGATGAGCAGCTTGAGGAGTTCAATGGCTTCTACGCTGAGATTCGTCGTTACCGCAAGGTTTACGCATTCCGCTTCTACAACACGAAGTGGTCCCGCTGAAAGGAGAGATTTACATGGCACTGTATGCCGTCTACTACCAGACTGGCGTTTCGCCCCTCGATGGCGAGCCGCTGTGCACCGTTTGCCTCATCACGCAGTCTGAGGCTGCCGCCATTGCCAAAGAGCAGGAGCTGACCAAGGCTGGCCAGACTGCATGGTACGACCAGATTCAGTAAGGAGATGACACCCTATGACCAACCAGAACCCGATGACGCTGCCTGTGTACAGCGATCAGGCCATCAGCAGGATGTTCTGCGACTACGTTGATTCCACGAACTGCAAGGAGCGGCACACCGCCGCCGCAGTCCGTGACTACGATGTCTTCGCCGATTACGTCGAGAACGAGACCCGGAGCAGCAACACCGTCCAGAACGCCCTGCTCGAAAAGGCAATGGATTTTGCTGTGGAGTATGAGGAGAGCGGATTCATCGCCGGTTTCCGCTGGGCTGTTATGATGTTCCTGCATGGTGCGCCTGAGCCACCCGCAGAAGCCCCAGAACGCGCCTCCGAGCCTCCGACAAGGAAACTCCAGCCCGAACCGGCAAAGCCCGCTCCTGCGTCCTCTGCGCCGCTTCTGCGTGATGTCGAGGATGACAGGTGCGTTGACAAGCCTGTTGCTGGCTGCATCACCACGAAGCAGATTGCCGAGCTGTTCAGCACCAGCAACTTCAAGGTTGTGCGGCGCATTGATGAGCGCATCATGCCGTACCTCGACAGTGAGACCCGGAAAAACTTCCAGCTCGTGCGCGGTTTCAACTCCCAGCACAAGAAGACGACCTTCTACCGCCTGAACCGCACCGCCTGTGATCTGTACCTCGAAGAAATCTCGAAGTACAAGAAGCTCGTCAACGTCGCCGGTGGCTGCGGTGCGATGCAGGAGCTTGTCGCCAAAGTTTTCCCGGCTGATGCACGAAGCCTTCCCCGGTGAGCTGGATTTTTCCAGATAATTTTCAACATAGCTGGAAAAATCGGTTGACAAATTGGAAAATTCCAGCTAGAATAAAGTTACAATCTATCAAACAACAGATTTTTGGAGGAAAAAAGTATGTTGAACGCCAATAACGCGCCCGCCTTTAACGCCAACGATGAGGCTTGCTTCATCCGGCTCCTCGACAGCCGCGAGCAGCAGCGTCGCCGTGCAGCCCGCCGTCAGCAGGATGCAGACCGCACCCGCCTGATCTCGGCCCTCAAGACCGTCGGCATCGCGGCTCTGGACCTCGCACTCGTCCTGTTCATCATCTGCACTGTTTTCTGAGAGGAGGAAGTTAGATATGGCTGACGAGTATGTCGCGCTGCTCTCTGATGCTGATGCGCACCTGCTCAATGAGATGTCCAAAAAGCTCTCAGAAATGAGCAATCAGCTCGACCCTGTTGTCGATGCTTTGTGGGACAGAGCCAATGCCTCCCACGGCTTGAGCGACAAGGATGACCTTGTTGCCATCAACGACATGATGAGCAACATCGAAAGCTGCATCGGAGACGCTGTTTCGTACATCGACCGTCTGCTCGAAAGTTATTTGCTCAAAGACCGCGAGGAGGAATGACTATGGGACGCGGAAATATTCACCCTGATGGCCCCTACGAAGGGGTGTTCTACATCGACAATGACTACACGGCTGTTTATCGGAAGGTCAATGCCGCCGATGACGACATGGATGACCGCAAGCTCCGCTACTGGTTCGGCACCGATTCTCCCGAAGAAAATGGCTGGGAGTACGATGAGTGCGAAAGCGTCGATGAGGAAGATTATGACCTGCGATCGTTCTCCGATTACTTCGTGAATCGGTTTCCTGATTTCAGCAAAACGAACGAGAATATTTCAAGGACTCGGCGAGCGATTCTCGAAAGCCCGCTGTTCTACGTTGCCGTTGAGGACAATGAATGGTCCACCGCTGTCGAGCTGATTCAGAAAGACACCGACTCCGATCTCGACCTGAACTCGCAGAATGCTTTGTACCGCATCTACCTCGATGCCATGAAGAAGATTCTGCTGTGGCTGTTCCCAAGCATCGGCATCTACACCGGGCCGTGGACGCACGGAATCATCACGAGAGAGGAGGCTGGCTTATGCTGAGCGACCTGATTACCGACCTCATCCGGGCAAAGACCCCGAAGGAGAAGGAGGCAGCCTACCGGCGGCTGGAAAAGCTCGGCGTTGACCGATTCACCGCTGATGTCGCCGCTGAAGAACTCCGCAAGGAGGTGCGAACGTGAGCAAGTACGTTCCCATCGAGGAGATGAACGAATCCCAGCTCAGGGAGCAGCTCGATGCCGCGTACCGGCACTGGGATGACATGAAGAAGAACGGCTGCTCCGACCCTGCGTGGCCAGATGGTGTGAACCTGAACCTCGTCAGAAACCACATCATCTACTTCTACCGCTTCCTGCGGGAACGAACCAGCAAGAACGTGCAGCTTTCCATGTTCGATGCCGGAATGGACCTGCAAGACGAGCGACCTCTGCCGCCTGAAGTTCCCGACAACTACATGGTTCCGAATGGGAAGTACCGCGATAGATTAAATGGCCGTTATGAGAATTTGCTTTTTGACCCGAATATTTAAGCAAAAGCTGAAATGCTTTTTGAAATCGAAAGGAAAGAGTGAAATGTCTGAAAAGAAATTTGAAGTTTTGGTTCAGATTCGCGCAGCCCTGACCCAGCAGGACATCGACGACATCATGGTGTCTGCCCTCGAAGGCGGCATCAACTACTGGTGCAGGCGCGTTGTCGTGCAGGGTGACTACCTCGGTGAGTACGCCAGCGAGCAGATTTCGCGCGGCGGGAAGCTCGCCATCTGGCTCGATGAGCCGTTTGAGGATGACAAGACCTGCTATATGCTCGACCGCGACAAGTTCCTTGCCGGCTTCAAGCTGTGGCTGGAAAAAGGCGGGGACAGCTATGACGCGATCGACTACTCCGATGGCTCCGTTGACTGCGGGCAGATTGATGCCACCTGCGCCGACGAAATTGTCCAGTACGCACTGTTCGGCAATGTTGTGTTCGCCTGAGAAGGGAGGTGAGATCATGGGCGTTGCCGCCGATACCATCTGCCGCTGTATGAAGAAAAAGAAACTCCGGCAGAAAACCGTGGCTGCCAGTCTGAACGAGAATCCTCGCCAGATTAACCAGCAGCTTCGGCGCATGGATGACATCAAGGTGGAGCGTTTCTGCAAGTACGCTGATGCCCTCGGCTATGATGTTGCTGTCATCGACCGAGAGAGCGGGGAAGTGGAAAAGCTCGACCCTGCGAAAAATAATCTGTGAAATCATAGACCATTTGCTTGTCAAACGGTCGGCATCTGTGCGAAGATAAAGTTACCAAAATCAACAACCTCGTTACCTGCAAAAGTGATTTTGGACTTTGAAAATGGAGGAATTGATATGGACTACAACGCCTCGAACTCCGTACTTCCGTCGAAAGACGCTCTCCTTGAGTTTCTGAAGACGCACAAGTACAAGTCTCTCCCGACTGCCATTGATGCCGCGCGGAGCGGCAAGAAGCTTGTCTTCATCTTTCTCGATCAGGAAGCCTACGGCGACCGCAGCTATTACTACTGCGAGGAAGATGACATCGTTTACTCCGAATACTTGAGCATCGGAGACTGAGGAGGAATTTGATATGGCAAAGCTCTACGTTTCCCTTACGCCTGAAGAAGTGCGGGCTAGCATCCCTTACGACCTCATCTGCATGGTTCGGTACGGCTGCACATGGAACACCGGCCGCCGTCGCCGAGCTTGGCAGCTCGACTTCACCGAGGACGAGAAGAAGGCTGCTGGCCGGCTGTTCCGGCAGTCCTTTGAGTGGACCTGCGGCCGGGGCTTGCCCGGCACCATCCGTATGACCATGAACACGTTCAACCTGTGGCGCAAGCTCGGCGAGTTCTGCGCATCCGTATGAGAGGAGCGAAGACCATGATTGAGCAGAAGTACATTGACGTTATCGAGAGCCTTGGCTGGAACATCCTTGGCGACCTGAACGACACCGGCGTTGAACTCCAGCAGGCATCTCCTGCCGGCGAGGATTTTGTTTTCTATACTGACACCGCAGACTTTCCCAAGGGCGTTATTGAGTACGTCCGTGACTTTGACCCTGACGAACACGTTGAGCTGTGGGTCGAGCATCGCGGGGAGGGCGGCTGTCCCTCCACCGTCCGCGAGCTGGTTGATGATGCTGAGGCCATCAAGAAGATGCTCAAGACACTCGCCGATGCACTGATTACGGCACAGAGCGGTGGAAGGTCGTGGCTGCTCGGCGATGACCTTGTGACCGAAGATAACCTTTTGGACGGCTTCTCGTTCTACGATGTCATCCTTGCCGTGCACTGCAACTGCAAGACCATAGACAGGAACGCCATCCGCACTCAGGTTCAGGAAATCCTCAGCCAGCGGCTCGAAGACATGAACTACCTGCTCGACCGCAACATCGACAAGATTGCCGAAGAAGCACGAAAGGGGAGAGAGTGATATGAAAAAGGTCGTTAGTCCGTGCTTCTGCAAGGTCTACACCCGCAGCGGCAATGAAGCGACTGCGCGGGCATTCTGCGAAATCCAGTTTGAGAATGGCAGACTCAGCATCACCGGCGTTATCGGTCCTCTGCGCAGCGGCGACTGTCGTGGCGGTGCTGGTCAGTGCGTTGATGAAATCCGCGAAGGCCGCCCCTGCGATGAATGGACGCGGGAAATGCTCGACAAGTTCTGCTCCATCTGGGACGAGTGGCATTTGAACGATATGCGTCCGTACTGCAAGCACCAGAAGGAGCTCGGCTGGGATAAGCTGGCCGTCACGCCTGTCACTCTGTACCACTATCTGCTGAACAGCAAAACCCTCCGGCGGAAGGAATCCATGAAGAAAAGCTCGTGGAAGATGCTCTGCGATGGCATGACCGCAGCTCTTAGCGATGACCAGATCGAAGTTGCCAAACTGCCGTACAGTATCACTCTTCCGCACGAAATCTCCGGCGATGCAGCTCTGTACTACGAGCCACAGAAATCGCTCTATCCCGGAATGACCGGCGCGACCGAGACGAAGACTCTCGGCTGGCTCCACCCCGATGAGCACCCCGATGGCATCCTCGGTAAGCCCTGCCCGGTCTGCGGCTACCAGTATGGCCACGCATGGCAGATCGAAGAAGTTCCGCAGGAAGTGATCGACTGGCTGTTCAATTTGCCCGAATCGCCTGTCGTTCCAGCGTGGGTGTGATTATGGGAAGTTACGAACAGCTCTCCATGTTCACGATGAGCATGGAACCGACCACCGCGATTTGCTGCTTTGGCCGGGGGCTTGCGTCCGCAACGCCCATCGAAACATGGATGGCCGATCTCGTCCCGAACGGTGAGTACGTTATCCACGTCGCCGGTCATCCACTCGTCCTGCGTCCGGCAGGAATCACACGGAAAGCTATTCCGAAAGGTCACGAGTTCTACCACTACCTGATTGGTGACAAGCTCTACGCCGGTATCTTTGTTGGGAGGGATGCACGATGATGGACAGAATCATTGTCACGGCAGCGGACATCGAAAAGCTCCTCGCATGGAGGGATGAGCACAAAGAACTTGTTCGTTCGATGCCTGTTCCTCTGCGAGAGGTAAAAATCCAGATTGTCGAGAGCGGTATCTCCATCAAGTGTTTCCGCTTCGACAAGAAGCTGAAACTTTACCTCGATAGCCCCAGCCGGAAGCTCGGACACGTTGTCTTCGCTCCGCTTGGCAACGGCCTGTGGAAGAAGAAAGTGAGTACGCTCCCTGCTGACTGCAACCCTGCCGAAACCGAACAGGGTGCTTTGACCGTGTATGGCTCCTTGATGGCTCTGATGGCCTACGGCGCATCTGAAACACCTGCCGCCACCGAAGCGGAGCATGAGCCGAAAACTCACATCGGCCACAAACGCTCTACAAGGTGGAATCCTGTCGGCACTACTTACATCCTTCACTCGTCTGGAAAGCGGCTCTCTGTGGCCCCCAAAGGCCACCACGCAAGCCCAAGCTGCTCCTTCACCGTTCGCGGTCACTTCCGGCATTACAGGAGCGGGAAGACCGTCTGGATTGCCGAATACCGAAAAGGGACCGGCAAGGAGCAGAGCAAGACCTACAAGATTGGAGGTGATCTGAATGGATGAAAACGCCGAATACTGCGCCATCGTAGCATTCACGAAGGACAACGACCCGACCTGCGAGAAGAATAGGCAGCAGCTCTATGCCCTCTGGACCGCCTACTGCATTCACCATGATTTGGTCGTGTCATCCGCCGTATACGAAGCTATTATCGGGCATCTGTTTTTCGCACTCTCGTCCGAATGGCTGATTCACCTGTGCAATGGCTACCGCGACAGATTCGAGGAACACATGGCACAGTATCTTTGATGGAGGTTTGAGACTATGAACAAGAAGAAAGATCCCTACAACACGCAGGTGCAGTTTGCGATTCTGGCTGGCAAAAGCGATGAGGCACACGACGTCATTGGTCGCACTCTTGCCGAAATGGGCAATGGTGCTCTTGAGTTTGCCCAGAGCTATCCGTTTGACGACTTGCCGTTCGTTATTGTCGCCATGAAGGTTGCCGTCAATGCGCTTGAGTCTATGCTCGGCCCCAACGGAAAGGCACTTGCCGACACCATTTACAGCCGTACCGACAGCATTGTCGTTGATGCCTCCGAGTTCAAGCGTCAGGCGAAAGGTGGTGATGGAAATGGCTGA